TAGAGCTAGAAGAAAACTTCCCACCTGTGAATCCACATCCGAAGCAGAGCATCGGCGAAGTCATGTACTTAGCCGGTCAACGCTCGGTGGTCGAGTGGTATAACAAACGAATCAGTAAAGATGAGTAATGTCACATAAACAAGCAGCCAAAAAACGGCACCAAAAGTTTAAACAAACCAGAGTGCAAACCTTTGGTGGTAAGAAAACTAAATTTAGTAAAGCAGAAAAGAAACGAATCGAAGCAGCAGGCTACAGTGTCAAGGGATACAGCTCTGCTTCACCAAAAAGTGATACATCAGTACAGATATCTAAAGATATTGCTAGGTACGGTAACACTGTACCAGCTGGTTCGTTTGGTATTAGTAAAGCTGGTAGAGAACAGGCTGAACGTCAGAAGTCAGTGCAAGGTAGATTTATGCCTAGCAACCCTACTTTTAGAGGAGTGGGAGCATTCTCAGGACCAAGACCATATAGGGATAGTGATTATCTAACAGCTAAACCTTATGTCAATGCCCTTAAGCAGACGTTCGGACCAAACGCTACCTTACAAGGTAACAGATTTAATCCAGCAGACAGAGTAGCTGCACAAGGTGCTGGCTTGGTAGATTCTGGCGTAGGTCTGGTTAACGCATTTAAAAACATGGGTCCACAAGGGCTGCTTGGTTTTGGTAAAAAGATACCTAACGTACCTACGTTACCTAAGTTTCAAGATGCAAACTTACAGAAGTTAAGAAACTTTAGTTCGGTTGCTATACCAGCAGCTTTCACAGGAGGTGCAGCTAGTAGATTAAATAAGGTAGGGTTAGGTCAAGAGGTGAGTCAGATGACTCTAAGGAACTCAGCGTTTAATGCTGGAGTACGACCAACTCTGACTAAGACTGGTATCACAGGTGTAGGTCCGTTAACTATTGCTAAAGCATTTACACCGGGAATGTTAAAAACAGGTCCAACAGCTGGAGGATCAGCAGCTATACTTGGTACAGCAACAGGACTATCAGCTGCACAACAAGCTAAGGCTACTGATACTCAGACTGGTGGTCTAAATATTGGTAGAGAAACACCAAGCAACACTGGAAGATCTCTAACCAGTAGAGCACTTGGTGCTGTTGATGCAGTAGTTGGTACTGATCTTGATGGACTAGGTGGTCGAACAACACCATTTGGTGAACGATTAACTTCAAGTATTGATTCGTTTGGTACACTTAGACAAAACATGTCTGACTTAGGTATGAATATGGGTGGCAAACTTAGTCTAAAAGGTCTTCAAAATACAGCTAAAAATATTAGTACTACAGGTAAGAAACTAAGCATGGAAGACTTGGCTACAAGCACAAGCTTTGCCAAATCATTTAAAGATAAACCTCTTGATGCTGTAGCAAATCTAAATCCTGATAGTAGTAAAAGAGTAATCAAGACACTCAGTGCCTTAGATAAGAATCAAGATGTTAGTGAAGCCTTAGCTAATTATGGTGGAGAAGGTTTCCAAAAAGGACTACGTGATACTGCTAGTCTTGCTCAAGATAGTTATGATAAACTAAGCACTGATCCGAAAGCGAACCGCAAGGTTGTATCTAATATACTTAAAGCTGATGATCCTAAAGCAGACTTTATGAAAAGATTAGCTTTCCAACAGAAAGAAAATCCACAGTTATCTTTAAGATCTAAAATAAGATATGCCTCAGACCCAAACTTTAAACAGTATATGGGTACAGATAGACAGGGAAATAAAGTCTTTGAAAATAAAATTAAAGGCATCAATAGAAAAGAGATGGGTATTATTGGTGGCTTAGGTAACTTCGTACTATCTAATCAAGGTCGAGATGTAGTAACTGGTAACGTACCGGGTACTAACAACGCACTTGACTTAGCATCTAACATTATTAATACTGGAAGAGATCCAAGCTCACCTACTTTTAACGCATCACAACGTTTCCTACGTACGATAGGAGCTGGAGGTCAGCCTACTCCCGGTTCAATTATTAGAGGTATTAACCCGTTCAGACGTATCGGAAACACTCGGGGAAACAGCATAACACGAGGTTCTAACACACCAGTTGGTAGGGTACCACAACTACAAAACCCAGCCGAAGTAGAACTACCACTAATACCAGAGTCGCGACCACAACAACTAGGCACAGATCCAAACAGGCTAGCTGATATACAGAATCAATCATATCAGAATACGTTTAATAACTTATCGGCTCAGTTCAGACCAAGATATACACCCCCAAGAAGAAGAACTTTTAGAACATCATTTAACAGAGATTATTTCTCACAATATGCATAAACAATGACAGCAAAATCTAGGTATGATAGTTTATCCAGCGATCGTTCCCAGTTTTTGACCGAAGCAGAAGACGCAACAAAACTTACATTACCATATCTTATCCGTGGTCACGAGGAGGATCACAAAGGTATGAAACAACTGAAGACACCTTGGCAGTCCGTGGGGGCTAAAGGAGTGGTAGCCTTAGCATCAAAGCTATCGCTATCACTCGTACCACCACAGACTAGCTTCTTTAAGCTACAGCTAGATGAATCTCAGTTAGGTGAACAGTTTGAGCCACAGGTAAAATCAGAACTTGACTTATCCTTTGCAAAGATAGAGCGTACTATTCTTGACGCTATCGCTGCATCAGATGATCGTGTAGTAATACACCAAGCATTACAACATCTAGTTGTAGGTGGTAATGCTCTTATCTTTATGGGCAAGACAGGACTAAAGCTTTACCCTCTTAATCGCTACGTGATAGAACGAGACGGCAACGGCGACGTGATTGAAATTATTACAAAAGAAAGAATCAATAACAAACTTATTCCTAACTTTGAGATTACAAAAGAAATGTTAGGAGGAGATGATCCAGACACGCATGAATGTGATGTCTACACGCATTGCAAGCGTGACAATAACAGATTTGTATGGCATCAAGAAGTACACGACAAACGTATACCCGGTACAAATGGTAAGGCACCAGTCGATAGCACACCATGGCTACCACTACGATTTAATACAGTAGATGGAGAAGCGTATGGTAGAGGCAGAGTCGGACAGTTTATCGGAGATCTTAAGTCTCTCGAAGCATTGTCACAGGCTATAGTAGAAGGTAGTGCAGCAGCAGCTAAGGTTGTATTTACTGTATCACCATCATCTACAACCAAACCACAGACGCTAGCAGCAGCTGGAAATGGTGCTATCGTACAAGGTAGACCAGATGACATAGGTGTTATACAAGTCGGTAAGACAGCTGACTTTGCTACGGCATTGCAGCACATGCAGACACTCGAGAAGCGATTGAACGAAGCGTTCCTAATCCTGTCCGTTAGGCAGTCAGAACGTACAACCGCAGAAGAAGTACGCATGACACAAATGGAACTAGAACAACAGTTGGGTGGGCTCTTCGGATTGCTCACGGTTGAGTTCCTAGTACCCTATCTCAATAGAAAACTTAGCATATTCCAGAAGACAGGTGAAATACCACGTATACCAAAAGGTATGGTCAAGCCTATCATTGTAGCTGGTATTAATAGTCTAGGTAGAGGTCAGGATGTACAAGCACTAGGTGGTTTCTTACAAACCATAGCGACTACTATGGGACCAGAAGCTATCTCAACATACATAAATCCAGACGAGGTTATCAAAAGACTAGCAGCAGCACAGGGTATAGACGTACTAAATCTTGTGAAGAGTGTAGAAGAAAGACAGCAAGAAGATCAGCAAGCAGCACAACAGCAAGCAGAACTCGAAGCTATCAAGGGCACACCAGCTCTGATGAAAGCACCAATGCTAGATCCAAGTAAGAACCAGAATATGGCACAACAACAACAACCACCAGAAGAATTATAATGGCAGAAACATTAACGATGGAGCCTAATGTAGAGAAGACAAGTATTGACAATCTCTCTGCTGAAGAACAGGACTCCTTACAAGTTGGTGAGCAGATGCAAGAAGCTCAGGACAACCTACTAGCTGGTAAGTATAAAAATGCTCAAGAGCTAGAGAAAGGTTATCTTGAGTTACAACAAAAGCTTAACACAAAAAATGAAGCACCACAAGAAGAAGCACAAGAGGAGAAGTCAGAAGCTCCAGCCGAAGTTAGTGTATTAGATAGAATGTGGGAAGAAGCTACATCAGGTAATGAGTTTAGTGAAGAGCTAACCAAGGAGATCAATGAAATGTCTCCTACTGATATAGCCAATGCTTACTTAGATTATAGACAAAAGCAAGAAGAGCAACAACCAGCTGCTCGTGACTTTTCTGAAGCAGACATAAAAGAACTGAAAGGTATAGTAGGTGGAGAACAGAACTACTCTAACATGATAGACTGGGCACAGAAATCTCTGAATGAACAAGAGGTTAAAATGTTTGATGCTGTCATGGAGCGTGGCGATCCACTTGCTGCGTTCTTTGCAGTCAGATCACTAGCCTATGCATACAATGATGCAATAGGATACGACGGAAATATGGTACAAGGTAAAGCACCAAGACAAAGTAACGATCAGTTCCGTAGCCAACAGGAAGTTGTCAAAGCTATGGCTGACCCACGTTACGACGAAGATCCAGCATATCGTAGAGATATTATGGAGAAACTAGATAGATCACCAAACGTAAATTTTTAGGAGAAAAAAATTATGCCAATGGGCAAAGGTACTTACGGCAGTAAGAAAGGTAGACCACCAAAGAAGGGTGGAAAGACGATGAACAAAGGCATGTCTAAATTACCACCAGCAGTACGTAAAAAAATACTCAAGAAAAAATAATGTCTTACCAAGAGGATCTAATATTATCTATCTATGGCAGAGGAGAGCCGGGGCTAGCTATGGCAGATCCTCTACCTAAAGATGACCCTAACAAAAGGGTCCCTGCACCGGGTAAAGATGGAGTACCATCAAGCCCATATCTACCCGGTAAATCACCTATGCCTAGTAGACAAGATTTAGCTGGAGTTCCTAACTTTCCCGGAGGTGGATTTACTACTACAAGTGGAGCCTTCGTAGATTTAAGTGGAGAAGCTTACTATCTTGAGGATGGTGAGTTAATACCAACAGGAGGATATGACCCTGCTATTCATGGTGATCTGATTCCAGAAGGAGGACCAGATCGAGTCATGATACCTAATGAAGGTATGATGATTGCTAAGAAAAAAAAGAAAAACAAAGAGTTAACTATTTATGATGAGGCAGCTCGAAGAGATGCTTTCAGAGATATGGCAGAAGAGCCTTATGATCCTGACACAGGTAGACTCGGAGGAGGCTTTGACATCATGGATGATTTACTTGATGAAGTATAATGGCAGTTAAAAAGAAAAACGTCTCCCTTAAGATTGGCGTACACAAGAGCCGCAAGGGAGGGCTCACCGCAGCCGGTAGAAAAAAATACAATAGGGCTACCGGCTCCAACCTCAAGGCTCCACAGCCCGGAGGTGGTCCACGCAAACGCTCGTTTTGTGCTCGCTTTAGAGGCATGAAGGGTCCTATGAGAAAGAACGGCAAGCCTACACGTAAGGCACTTGCTATGCGACGATGGAAATGCTAATGGCATACAAAAAGAAAACCAAAAAGAGCAGCAAGTGTGGCTGCAAACACGGAGGCAAAAAACGCTAATGGCTAAGAGAGGCTTGTACGCAAACATACACGCCAAGAGAAAGCGGATCGCCGCTGGCTCTGGCGAAAAGATGAGGAAACCCGGATCAAAGGGTGCTCCCACAAAAGCTAACTTTGTAAGATCTGCAAAGACAGCTAAACCATATAAAAAGAAAAAATGATTACTACCGATATTGATGGTAGAGAAAACATCTACCCAAACGAACCCCCTATACAATTATTACCACAAAGAAAACTAATGTCACCAGAAGCAGAAAGATTTAATGGCTGGGCAGCAATGCTCGGATTCGTAGCAGCTGTAGGAGCCTACGCAACAACAGGACAAATCATACCCGGTATATTCTAATGGCAGCTATCTCTGTAACAAGAGGTACTAGCACTAGCAACTGGGAAAGATTTTGCCAATGGGTTACAAGCACAGAGAACCGCCTATATGTAGGTTGGTTTGGTGTACTTATGATCCCTTGCTTATTAGCAGCAACAACTTGTTTTATACTCGCCTTCATCGCAGCACCGCCTGTAGACATAGACGGCATACGTGAGCCTGTTTCTGGCTCGTTAATATACGGAAACAATATTATATCAGGAGCAGTCGTCCCCTCCTCAAACGCAATCGGACTACATTTTTATCCAATTTGGGAAGCCGGAACCATGGACGAATGGTTATATAATGGCGGACCATACCAACTCGTTGTCTTCCACTTCTTAATCGGAGTAGCAGCTTATGCTGGTAGACAGTGGGAACTATCATACAGACTTGGCATGAGACCTTGGATCTTTGTTGCATATACTGCACCACTATCCGCAGCTCTTGCAGTCTTTCTTGTCTACCCATTCGGTCAGGGTTCATTCTCTGACGGCATGCCCCTAGGTATCAGTGGAACATTTAACTTCATGTTTGTCTTCCAAGCGGAGCACAACATCCTTATGCACCCCTTTCATATGCTCGGAGTTGCGGGCGTGTTTGGTGGTTCTTTGTTTAGTGCTATGCACGGAAGCCTTGTTACTTCCTCAATCCTTCGGGAGACCACGGAAGAAGTTTCACAGAACTATGGTTACAAGTTTGGTCAAGACGAGGAAACATATAACATTGTAGCTGCACATGGCTACTTTGGTAGACTTATATTTCAATATGCCTCTTTTAATAATTCTCGTAGCTTACATTTCTTTTTGGCTACTTGGCCCGTGGTTGGCATATGGCTCACCTCGATGGGAATTTGCACCATGGCTTTCAACCTTAACGGTTTTAACTTTAATCAGTCCGTCGTTGACGTTAACGGCAAGATCATACCTACTTGGGCTGACGTATTAAACAGAGCTAACCTTGGCTTTGAAGTAATGCACGAGCGTAATGCTCACAACTTCCCACTCGACTTAGCATCAGCTGAGTCTACAAACGTAGCATTAACTGCACCAGTGGTAGGTTAATGGTCGAACTATCCACTCAAACACCAGCTAATTATACAGGGATCTTTGTTTATAAAGATTCAATAGAACCAGACTTTTGCAATCAACTTATTAAACTTTACAAAGATCATAAAAATACACCTTTGTTACTTAAACAGGATTATGCTGTAGGTCGTAATGTAAAGTGTGATTATATTGAAACTAGGTTTTTTCCTGATATAGATAGTAAATTGATAAAAGTTATTCATAAAATAGTAGTCAGAGCTATACAAGATAATCCTTATTTATATTGCACCTCAGATAGTGGTTATGACTTAAGAGAAATACATGGAGCAACTAGACTTCATATTGATAGTATTATTGACCCAGATAAAGTTGGTAAAGCAAGAACAATAAGTATTATCATAGCTCTTAACAGTGATTACGAAGGTGGAGTGTTTAACTTTCCTCTTCAAAATTACAAAGTAAAGTTAAAGCAGGGTGATGCAATAATTTTCCCTGCTACTTATACACATCCGCATGAAGTATCTAGTCCACAGAATGGGACTTTAAGATATACTATTAACACGTGGATGTTTGGCTAACTCCGACGTCCGTTCATCGCTTTGCGACGCATGCAATCTAGTCATGGAACGGGGGCTAGGTATCGGAGGAGACTATGACAGTAACTTACGTTTACCGTGGTGTTGTTTATACTAAAATTGTAAAGTAATGGCACATCAAAGCTCGGTTATGAGAGCAGCAGTCACAAGGTTAACACCTGAGACATACCCTGCTCCAGAACCAGAAAACAAAACTGAAGAAAAAAAAGAAGATGCTCAACTAGAGATTCCTTCTTACTAAACAGCCGGGGAGCACCTCAGAGTCGGACTCCCCTGCCATTGGCATTTGCCCGGTACGCCGGATACCTCATGCCGTCTAGACGGTGGGATAGACCACAAAAAAATCTCGAGAAAAATTAGTACTAAGCAATATCAATCTTAACTAATCCATATCAATGGCTCAACAGAATAGCACGTTGACCACGAGTTTAACTCGCCCGGGTCAACTGAATAGTGCAAACGACGCACGTGCACTATATTTAAAGTTGTTCAGTGGAGAGATGTTCAAAGGCTTCCAGCATAACGCAATCGCTAGAGACCTTGTAATGAAGAGAACACTTACAAACGGTAAGTCACTTCAGTTCGTCTACACTGGACACACAAAAGCCGAGTACCATGTACCCGGAAACAGCATCTTAGGTAACTCCGATGGAGCACCTCCAGTAGCTGAGAAGACCATCACTATTGATGACCTTCTAATCTCTAGTGCTTTCGTCTATGAACTTGACGAGACACTTGCTCACTACGAATTACGTGGTGAAATTTCCAAGAAGATTGGATATGCTCTTGCACAGAAATATGATAGACTAATCTTTAGAGCTATCGCTAAAGGTGCTAGACAAGCTTCTCCAATTTCTAAAACAAACTTCGTCGAGCCCGGCGGAACACAAATCAGAGTTGGTACAAACAACCAAGCATCTGACGCATACGTTCCAGCTTCTCTAATCAACGCTTTCTATGATGCAGCTGCTGCACTAGACGAGAAAGGAGTAAGCTCTGAAGGACGTGTTGCTGTGTTGAACCCAAGACAATATTACGAATTAATACAAGGTGTTGGTTCTAACGGTCTTATCAACAGAGATACACAAGGTACTGCACTACAGTCAGGACAAGGTATCATTGAAATTGCAGGCATCAAGATCTACAAGTCAATGAACATTCCATTCTTCGGCTCATACGGTACTAAGTACGGTTCTGCATCTGCAACAAACCCCGGTGTAACAAGCCCCGGAAACGTAGGATCATTCGTTGGTGAAACAGCTGAAGACGGTAGAGCTTCTGTAACTGGTATCAACAACAACTACGGTAATGCTACAGACTTCGCTAACAGCTGCGGACTAATCTTCCAGAAGGAAGCCGCTGGTGTTGTAGAGTCAATCGGACCACAGGTTCAGATCACATCTGGAGATGTATCCGTAGTATACCAAGGTGATGTAATCCTAGGTAGACTCGCAATGGGAGCAGACTTCTTAAACCCTGCTGCTTGCGTAGAGCTAATTGCTGGTGCTGCTACTGGATCTACAGGTAATGCTGCATTCGGTACAACATACCCAGACAACGCTTAATTTTTATTTTTTATATGGGGCTTGGAGGTGTACCCTCCCCCCCTTTTTTTTTATTAACTATGCCTTTTCCAACCACAAATGCAGCTCAAGAGTTGCCAGCTATAAATCAAATACTTACATCCTGTGGTCAGGCTCCTGTAACTACACTAGACCAAACCAACCCGGAAGTTGCGATTGCCTATGATACACTGTTACAGGTGTCAAGGGAGGTACAATCCGAAGGATGGACATTTAACAAGGAGTATCACTACGAGTTTAACAAAGATGTTAATGATGAAATACTCATACCAAATAATGTAATACAAATCAAACTTACAGAGAATGCACAGAACTCACCCTACCACGCTATACGTAGGAGTGGTAAATTATATGACAGACAAAACCATACATACAAATGGACATACAGTCCTATTGAATGTGATGTAGTCTGGGAGTTTGACTTTATAGATTTACCAGAACCCATACAAAACTTTGTAAAAGCCAGAGCATCTACATTAGTATCTGGCAGAATAGTAGGAGACGACGACCAGTACAAACGACTCAGAGCACAGGAGCAAGAAGCAAGAGCTACAGCTTTAGAGTATGAAACTAGCCAAGGGCAGTTTACTATGTTTGGTCATCCACAAGACGCCCAGAACTTCTACCAAAGCTATCAACCATTTCATGCTTTACAACGATAATGCCAGCAGTTACTCAGCGAGTTGACGATTATCTTGGTGGAGTATCTAGACAATCTGATGATAAGAAACTTCCCGGTCAAGTCGAGGAGTGTATCAACGGCTATCCTGATCCAACCTTCGGTCTTACCAAAAGACCGGGGTTTCAGCACATAGGAAATCTAGGTACTGGCACTACATATGACAACTCTAAGTGGTTCTTTATATCTAGAACCGATACAGAAAAATATATAGGCTGTATTACACCAGCGTCAGGAGGCTCTACAGGAGCCATTGCTATATGGAACACTGAAACCTTTGCAGCCGCTACTATTACGTACGGTACAGGGGCACAGGCGTATCTTACAGGAACACGTACAGACTATGACATACTGACTATACAAGATAAATCTATAATTACAAATAAAACTACAACAGTAGCTAAGTTAGCTGACCCCGGTTTTAACAGTAATAGACAAGGTACAATTAGAATCACTGGTGTGTCTAATGATACTACATATAATATTAGTGTAGCTGGACAAGCTATAACTGCATACACATCACCTAACAATGCAACCTACGATACAGTTTTAACAGAACTTAAAAGTAGAATAGATGGATTAAACATATCTAACTTAACCGTAACCAAACTAAAAGATAGTCTACGTCTAGTACGTACAGGCACTTCGTTCTCGCTGACTGGTTCTGCTGGTGCTTTTAATAATCAGCTAAACGTATTTCAAGATCAAGTTGCTAGTCTAGATGAGTTACCAGCAGAAACAGTACATAACCACACTGTTAAGGTTGTTAACTCTGGTGCACTTACATCATCATACTTTTTAAAATATGTAGCTAACAACAGTACATCTGGACCGGGTTACTACGAAGAGACATTATCTCCTGAGAAATCTACAGGGCTTGATAATTCTACTATGCCACATGAGCTAGTAAACACAGGTGTTAATGCGTTTACATTTCAACGTATAACATATGCTGCTAGAGCTGTAGGTGATGATGAGACTAACTCACACCCATCATTTGTAGGACAGAAAATAACTCAGTCTTTTTTTCACAACAACAGACTAGGTTTCTTATCTGGTGACACAGTATCCATGAGTCAGTCAGCTAAGTTTTTTAATTTTTATCATACATCTGCACAGACAGTTACAGACTCAGATCCTATTGATATTAGTGCAAGTACAGTTAAGCCTGTTGCACTTCATAGTGTAATACCATCTACTCAGGGTCTAGTACTATTTAGTGCTAATCAACAGTTTCTTATGGGAGCTGGGGATGGTATACTAACACCAGCTAAAACAGTTATACGCACCATAGCTAACTATGAGATGGATACTGTTATTAGTCCTGTAGATACTGGTACTACAATTAACTTTATCAGTAAGACACCTAGTT